AGGGTCAGCCTTACCATAGCGGTTCTTGACACTGGCAACACCAAGCATTCCGTCTTGTTGTCCCACCGTAAGAATGAGGGCTGGTAGTTGGTTAACCATTCCTTGGACTGCTGACCTAGGTTGACATGGCGTACCAGAATATCCTTCTTTAGTGTGATGCAGTACCACAACAGCGGCGTTCGTATCACGTGCCAGATACTTAAGTTCCTTGAGCGCACTACGCATAGCACCAAACTCTTCACCACCATCCATGTTAATGTCCATCAAGTTGTCAACAACTATGAGAGCAGGGCTATCGCCCAACGTTTCTTCAAGCGCAGTAACCTCATCATCTAAGTCGTTTAAACTAGGTGATGAATCAAATGACCAGTAGATGTGACGTGCTTGTGCCAACTTCTGCCTAGCCAAGTCAGGTTGCTCGGAGATAATCTTCTCTGCATCTGTCTGTGACACACCCTCAATCATGGAATACAAGCGCATTGCCATGGTGTGAGCGTTGGTATCTGCTGATACGTATAGTGTTGGTGCTTGCATACGCAAGGCTAGTGCTAGGGCAAGTGTTGACTTACCTGCACCAGGTGTGCCAGCAATTAACGATACCTCTGAACGTCTAAAAATAATCTTATTCTGTTCAAACGTACGAAAGACTGACGGCATTGGCTCGCCACCAATGTCTGAACGTCCTACGGACCTGCTTAATGTTTTCATTTATCCTCCTTGTTAAGCGTGGGATGCACCGACTTGCACGATGAGTAGGCTTTCGGACCTACACCCCTATCTGTACTGACTGGCTTCCCCTCCAGCAGGACAGACGTTTATTCAGTTATGTTTTTCTAGTACCCGAAGTCCTAGAAACTGTTCCACTCTGGTGTGTTGCGGTTAGCAAACGTTGGTGAGCACTGGTCTGGTGTGCCCTTTGGTGTTGGGCAGAAGAATGCACGCCATTCTCCCTTGGCACCGTTGCCTGTTCGTCTAACCATTGCACCATGAATGCACATCTTATCGCTACCACTAGGGGCTGATGCCTGTACTGGCGGTGCTTTAGGGGCAAACGCTGGTACTTCTGCAACAACTTCCCCACCTAGGGATGCCTGAACAATAGCCACTGGGTCAGTTGCTAGTACACGTGGTGTTGATACACCAGTGAATGCTTCTTCCAGCGTACTGATTGCATCAGGTCCACCCTGTGCTACCAAGTCATTGACGTTAGCGATTAACTCTTCGGCACTGTCACCACGTGCTGTGATGATTGTACCCTTGCTTGTCTTTACGTTTACAACGTAGTTCTTTTCCATTACTTATCTCCATTCTGATACTTACAATCGTTAGTAAAATTACACATCTTGCAGTGGTCAAAGTTAGGTATAAAGATACCAGCCCTTCGTGCCTTGTCAAACATTCCCACGATTTCTGACACGGCTTCACGTGTCCACTTATCTAGGCTGATTAACTCTGATACTGCACCCTTACGTGCATCCCAGTATACACCGTACTTGGGACGTACTCCGAATGTTTCCTCCATGGCTACCGCATAGATACCCAACTGAAAGTCTGATGACGGCATACGTTTGCCAGACTTGATGTCCAGTACCACAAGGCTACCGTCAGGTAACTCCATCATGCGGTCAAGTGCACCCTTAACCATGACACCATCAAGGTTGATGTTGAATACTAATTCAATGGCAGGTACACCTTGAGGTGTAACCCATAGTGACATCAACTCTTGGGTAGTACGAAAGTTTACCCAGTTCTTGACCATGTTTAAACCGTTTGCTTGCCACCAGTTGCCGTCTTCCTTGTTAGGGTTGGCTATGGTTGCAGTGCCACCAGCACGCCACAGTGATGTGTCTTTCTCTACTGCACGTTGACGGTCTAGGTTCTCTTGCCAAGACTTTGACCATAGTTCCTCAGCCGTAGCCTGTGTAGGGATTAGTTCTTGTTGTTCCATTATCGTCCCTCTGCTTCCCAGAGTTGACGGTCATAGGCTTCGGTTGCTTCGTGAACAGCAACACCACCAGCCAACCACCATGTCTGTCCTTCAGGGACAGCCAATGCTTTCTGTAACCAGTACTTGTACCCACAAGAATTGTACGTACCTATCTGGCTATGGCTTACGTGCACGGGTAACTCATACCCATTCACCTTAATCATTACTACCTCTGTTTCTTATGTTCGCCTTTAAGGGCGAACCTACTATTGGTTCTGCCTTAGCAGAACTTATGTTGTTGTTGTTGTTAAGTTGTAGTCCATGTTTAGGTGTCTGTCAAATTGTACACGGCGTGTCGTGGGAGCAGTGATGAAACATGGAGGTGAAAAAATCACCGCTCAACCACGACAGCCATACTTATTTTCCCATAAGTTTTACCTTATGTCAAACAAGTCTCCTTGTATTTCGTCACTGTCTGCGAACAACTTGGTAGGTGCAAGCACCTTGAACACTTTCGCTGTGTCACCAGCCTTGAGTGCACGGATGTTACCTCGTCCCTCGTAGTCCTTAGTAGCCATAGTCTCTGACTCATAGGCACCAAAGAGAAACTGTCCAACACCCTGATAGTTCACACCTACCACGTAGAGTTCACGTTCACGGCGCATCTCATCTATCATCTTCCAGATAATCTCTGCCAGGTACACCACATCATGGTGTTCCTGCTCAAGGACATCTGCGATAGCCTCAAGTTCTTTCTTGCGTGTCCTCATTGCTTCTCTGCTAGGTATACAAGCAACAGAATGAATGCGAACATCAACCAGTCAAGCACTTCACTAATCATTAGGTTGCCCTGCCAGTAGTTCTTCCTCTAGTAGTGCACCCTGCATTGTGAACAGCAAGCGTTCAAATGTCTTGCGGTGCATGAAGAAATGGGTATTGCCTAGGAATACAGATGCGTGGTCAGGTTCAACCTCAACGTGTATCTCCTCGTATACGTCTGCCTCTTTTTCAACTGTACTAATTACCATTATCTATTACTCCAATACTCTTTGTCTTTCTTGCGGTACTCTGCGTTAGCATTTGAATACTGTTCGGGTGGTTGTAGCCTGATGTTGCGCTTGCTACGTATCATTCGTCTCTCGTATGGTGTAGTACCACCCCAGAAACCATAGCGTTCGTGTCTAATGGCGTAGTCCATACACTCTTCAAGGATGTTGCAGGTAGAACAAAACTCTTTTAAGTCTCGCACCTCTGCTGCTGTGTTCTTGTTGTCGTAGTCTTGATAGAACACATCCACACCCATACGTGCACAGTTCTGTGTGCCATCATAGTTGGGATAGTTAATCTCCATAAGTCTTTTCCTCCAGTTCCTCTGATTCAATCTCGCCGTGTTCAGTACACTGCCAGTAGCGGTAGCCGTCACGGTCATCTTGCCACACCCAGTCACAGTGCATAGTCTCACTCATTGTCTGGTCTCCCCTCGCACTCGTGCCAAGGGTCATTCAAACTACAACGCTTACATACGTACACCTCTTGTGTGTACACCGTGTGTAGTTCATCATCATCTAGTTCATACGGTGACATTGTATAGCCCCCGATTGAATACAATCATTGACACAAGTTCATCAAGGGTGGCATTCATAAACTGAATGATTGAAAGTTCAACTAACTTATCACCTAGTTCATTGTTAAATTCATAGAATGTAACGGTGCTGTGCTTAAAGTCTACGATAGGTACGAATGGATACTCTGTATCTGGCACGTTGTTAATGCTGATACCAAACCCACTCTCGCCGTCCCAATGCTTGCCTATTAGTTGTGACAATAGGATTCTATTGGCGTAGTCAGGTGCTTTAGAGTGTATCCCTGCCTTGTAGATAGCATTCTTTAGGTCTGTGTCCCACGTTGCACCACCCCAATGAGAGTAGAGATACAACACGTCACCGCTTTCATCTGCTATACCGAAACTAAACCTGTCACCCATTAGTTGCCCCCTCTAGTTGCATCTGTACCGTGTCACACAATAGTTTCAATAGTTCATTCCATTCGTCCTCGCTCTTGATGTAACCCATTTCGTAAAGGTCACTGGCGTACCAAGAGATAGCCTCGTCTTTCCATGTTGATTCTTTATCCATTGTTCATTCCTCCTCTGATTACAATGTATTCGTCATACGTTTCGTCACTTGCCATACGCACCATTAGTTCATCTAGTTGTGCGAACACGTCTTGCTCTCGCTTGAATAGTTTCATTACATTTCCTCCATACTATTTTCTTTTAGGATAACGGCTAACGCATCCTCCATTGCTAGGTAAATCTCTTTATGTATTGGGTAGTCAGGGTCATCAGGATAAATCCATTCCTGTACCTCGCTGTCATAAAATAATCTATCGTTTAATTCTTGCACCGTATCAACATCAACCTCCCATTGTTCAGTGCTTGAATCGTACATAACTACGTATTGGTATTGCGCCATTAGAAATCCTCCAATTCCTAGTCATTCACTAGCACATAGTGCTTTTCTCTTAGGTGTTCACGGAATCTCCGCTTAGCCTCTGCCTTGTCGTATCCGTAGTAAGTTGTGTGTTCTAGCCACACGCCCCACCCTGCCGTGTCTCGTACCATTGCGCTTAGTTCTAACGCCCCATTGTGGGGCAGTCTACGCACTGTAATCATTGTGTTTCCTCCTATTTGTTGTTACTTTTTCCCAAGCCTCATCACTAATTGTCATGTGTTTTGCCGCCCATTCTTTCTCGTAGCATTCCTGACATACCCAATCAAGGCTTACTGACGGCACATTGAATCCGCCCTTTACTAAATCCCCACATTGTGGGCACTGGTGGGATTGTTGGAACTTAAGTCGTTCATAATACATTTTGAAACCTCCAAGTTTCTATTTGTTGTTACTTGCCTTGCTTGTTGTTGTAGTTACACCTAAGGCATAGCCACTTGCCTTGCTTTTTACCTGCCCACGCTGTCGTAGGTTTCTCGCATTGCTCACACTTGCCGTCATACGGTGGGCAGTTCACGCCCCATACGTATTCCGTACCGCTTGATTGCTTAATCGTGATCTTCATTACTAACCTCCATTAGTTTCTTTCTTACTTAAGTTGTAGCACCTGCCGTTATTAGGGTCAAGGCTATTGGAAAACCTTTACTAAATCTTTACCATTCCGTTATCATTCCGTTATCTTGTTGAACATAAGCACTATCATCCCTGCACTAGCCATTAGGCAGGTCAGGGCTATTAAGTTGCTACCTAACCGCCGTGCCCTAGGTGTCCAGTTCCAATCTCTCACGGCGTTACCTCCACTCTAAAATTCTCCACCGTTGCCGTGCCGTGCCCGTGTAGGGGCGTTACAACGTAGCGCACCCGTCCGTAGGCTTGTTTTACGTCCATAATCCTGACGGCTACCTTAAGCCCGTTAGTTTCTAGTAATCCCTCACGCCCTAACGGGTGTGCTAGTTCCTTGATACTCATTACCCGATACCTCCCGTGCAATGGAGGATGCGTTAGCCGTTATCCTAAAAGAAAATAGTATGGAGGAAATGTAATGAAACTATTCAAGCGAGAGCAAGACGTGTTCGCACAACTAGATGAAC